TTAATTTGCCGCCGGACGTTTCCCTTGAATGCTGTCCATGATATTAATCGTGTTTTTCTCCATTTTTTGAGTAACATGTACATACGTGTTCATCGTTGTTTCAAGTTTTGAATGCCCAAGACGAACTTGGATTTCTTTTGGTTCAGCTCCATTTTCTAAAAGCATAGTTGCGTGAGTGTGTCGTAGTGAATGAAATTTGAAATTAATATCAGTTAATTTTTGAACTTTTTCACTGTAATGTTTAATTGAATGGGGTGTTACTGGTGAGCCATCTTCATGAGTGCATACAAAATTATTATTATCAACGTACAGGTTTCGGTATCTAATACGATTTTCCATTTGTGCTTTTCGTTTAGCTTTTAGTTCATCGATTAAAACTTGGCCAATCATAATGGTTCGAATACTGGCAGGGGTCTTTGGAGTGCTGATTACAATTTCTTTATTTTTAAACATTGCCATATTCTTGTCTATTCTAATTGTGCCAGCATCTAAGTCAACTTTGTCCCACGTTAAGGCGCAAACCTCACCACGTCGCATTCCGGTATTGAAAGCAAGCACCAAAGGCATATGGAATAAATGAGCAGGTGGGTATATTTCTAGTATTTCATGGTATTGAGACAACGTAATGAGATGCAGACTTTCTCGTGTCACTTCATTTGACTCTAATGCAAAGCGGGGCATACGAATATAAACTGCTGGATTATCCTTGATAATCTGGTAAGGGAACACAGCCATTTTGAATCCATTTTTAACCACAGTGCCGATTATTTCCACGGTATGTTTTGCGAGTCCAGAAGTACCTAGTTTATCGAACATGCGTTGAAGCGCAGCAATGTTCATATTTTGAATTTTGTAAATCCCAATTTCCGGTTTGATATATTTGGTAATGATGTTTAGATAATTCAGTTGGGTATTACGTTTCAATTCCTTAACGACATATTGTTGATACCAATAGTCGAAGTAATCAGCGACTGATATGTTGCTAAGTTGAACTTGAATACCACCACGATCGTATTCTTCCATTGCTTTTCGTAACGCATCTTCGGCTTCTGGTTTGGTGTCACCACCTCGATGTTCCACACGTTGTCTTTTACCATCAATTGGTGCCGTGTCAAAGACATAGTACCAACCATTTCCTCTTTTTCTTACGTAACCTCTTGCCATAATAAAATCCATTCCTTTCATAAAAGCATATTGATTATTAATCGAACGTATGTTCTTTTGATGCTAAAAAGAAAAGCCCGTATGGGCCAATCATTAATCCGTTTCTGGATAGATGGTTAGATCTTTAATTGGATATTTTGTTGGTAAATCAATGATTGCATTTCTAACATCAGTTCCAAGTTTAATAATTTTTTGAGTAATAGGACTATTTATATTTGAAGGGCCTGGAATAAATTTCAAAGTGAAATTTTCACCTTTTAAAGTTGAGAAAGTAATATCAAACTTGTCAATTTTAATCATATTACCACGACCTGCAGCAAGCCCAGCAATGGCTCCAACTGTTCCAAATAAAATACCACCTAATAGCGCACTTCCTGCACCAGAATCATTTGAGCCAAACTCATGATAGTCAATCTTAAAACTCTGCAGTTCATTGAATTTTATTTTCTTATTAGGCCCTGCAGGGTGTATCAAACTGTTTGTATTAACCTTCAAAAACTCTTTATCATAATCTATAAAGAAAAATTTATTAACTTTGTGTAATGAACTAGACATTTAATCAACTCCAATCTTTATACAACAACTTTAAGACTTTCTCTATATTCGCTTGCTTCAGGGATTTCATTGAAGTCAATAGTTAGGTCTTTGTATTGATTAAGCGTGTCTTTTATTTCATCAATGCTTAGATTGAAGTATTCCTTACGTGAGTTCATCTTGTTGATACGTTTATCTGCAAATTTATCATGTAGTTCGGATTCCAATTTATAAGCATCGTAGCTAAAGATTAAGGCATGAACGTCAAATTTAAATGGGACTGACGCACTTCCCAATTCATCAACACGCTCCATGGGTTCCAATCTGCGAGTTACACCAATTTTTAATACGTTTTTTCCAAATGACCCAATGTTAGAAATGATATAAACATATCCTGCTGTTGAATTTTCGATTCTATAATCAAGCTCATTTTTTTGCTTTTCATTCTCATTAATTTTAGCTTGAAGCTCATCGATTTGTTTTTGTAATGCAAGCTGTTCTTTTTCACTTTTAGATTTCATTTCTGATTTCAGCTCATCAAGCATGGTCGAAAAATGTTTGATTTCTTTGTCGATATTTTTTTGTTTATCTGCAATTTCTTTTTGTAATGCTTTTTCTTCCTTTTCACGTTGGCGTTGTTCGCGAAGATCTTCTTTTTCTTGTTGTTTTTTTGTTTCGTACTCAAATCCAACGTATAATTCATCAAGTTTACTATCAAGGTATTTGGATGATAAGGAAATACCATTTGGATCATTTAATTTATTTAAATCAGTAAATGATTTTTCAATTTTCTTTTCAATTCGACCAATATTAGAATATGAAACCTTATTGATAGCAGCTTCTGATTCACCATTAAATGTTCTGATTAATTGTTTCCCATTCTTTTTCTGCATAGATTTTCCACGTGAAGCAGACCCATCAAGAGTCATTGGCCTAAAGATGATTATAGCTAGTTCATTCTTTATCATTTCTTTTTGGCTTAATCTAATTTCATCAAGTCTAGCTTTGTATGAAAGAGAGTTTGAAAAATCATACCGCGGTTCGTACAATCCGAAAGATTCAACATTTACTTGATCAGTTAATTCGATAACTTGATTTGATAAAGTTGCTTTTTTATTTTCTAGTTCATTAATTTCAATAGCTAAATCATCTTTTTGCTTTTTTGTATCCAGTAGTGCTGTTTGAGCATTTTTTTGTTCTGCCAGTAACTTTTTTGATAGTAAATCTATTTCTGCATTCTTATTTTGTATTAATTTTTCAAATTCATTATTTTTGTCTTGAATTAATTCGTCAATTTCAGCAGGTTTCATTTGTTTCAATGAAAGCTTTTCGCTAGCCTTAATTTTTAGTTCTTCATTTTCTTTTTTTAATTGTTTAATATGAAAAAAATCGGTAACATTTATTTTAATTTGCGACTTTTCTTCCGATGAAGATACACTTTTTTCTATGGTATTCGGTTCGGATATTGTGCTGGTGTTATTTTTAGACGTTGAATCATCAGGTATCCAACTACGAATTAAAAATAAATCCACAATAGTCCAAGGTATTGTAATTATTATCAAAAATCCAAAGGACAATACTGTAATTAATAGCATTGTAATAGCTGTCCATTTTTTTCCAATATAAAATCTATGTCCACCAAATATTCCTAAGAAAACGGCTAAAATGTATGCAGTGGTTCTATTCTTGGTTTTCGGTACTGATACTTGCAATTGAAATTCCTCCAAAGTATTTTATCCCAATTACCAGAGTTTTTTGTCTTTAGGGTTTGGACACGAAACTATATACCAAATTTATATCCTAGTTTATCCATCACTTGATTCTCCATATCAAGTGGGATTCCGAATTGTTCCATGAAATTAACAACATTGACGTTTTCAATATCACCTTTATACATATTATAGTAGTCAATGAGTAAATCAACGGCTGTTAAGTTCGCATGTACCTCGTACTTAGACTTGGAAGCATAAGTGGTGAAATACAAGACTCCATCATCGTGGTTAAGAATATGTGCAATTTCATGAGCTATCTGAAAAGGTAGCTCTTTTTGATTATGCCAATTCATATTAATGATGATTCTGTTTTCATCTGCAATTGCCATTGATGGGGTTTCAGGTGAAAGGGGAGCAAGGTCAATACCAATCATATTTTCCATTGCTAAATTTAAAAGATAGGTTATAACTTTATTCATTTATTCCAATCCCTTAAGTATTCGTTTTAATATTTCTTTATCTGCATCAGGAATTTCTTTGCCACGGTACGTCATTGGCTTGTGACCATCGAGTCCGTCATCTAATGCGATATCTTCAGTGGGGTCGGATTTATTTACATTATCATTTCCAAGAAGATAGTCTGTTGAAACTTTATAATAACCAGCCAACTTTAAAAGCGTTTCAGAGTCAGGTTGGTTTCGGTTGTTTTCTAAATGAGAATAGTTAGCGCGTGATATTTCTAAATCTGCTGCAACCATTTCTTGTGTTTTGTTAATGGAACTACGTAAATCTTTCAATCTATCGCCAAGCAAATTGATGACCTCCTTTGATAATATATGTATCAGTATAGATACAAAAAGTATCGAAAACAACAAAAGATACAAAAAGTTTCAAAAAAACATTGACGATACAAAATGTATCATGTATTATAGTCCTTGTGATACGAAACGTATCGGAAAGAGGGTGAAATATTGAAACGAGAAAATTTAATCGAAGCAAGAAAATCAAAGGGACTAACTCAATATGAGCTGGCTGATGCATTAAGCATTGCTGAGATTACCGTTCGCAAGATTGAAAACGGAGATAGAAATCCAAGTACTAAAAGTGCAATGGAATTTAGCCGATATTTCAATCTTGATATTAAAGTTTTATTTCCTGATATTTTTTTGCCTTCTTTTGATACAAAAGGTATCAATGATAACTCGAGTACGGAGGAGGTGACGTTGTGAAATATCTGAAAGATGTGAGAAAGAATTTAAAACTCACACAACCACAAATGGCCGAGAAGTTGAATTATTCCAAATCTCATTACATTCAAGTTGAGAATGAATTTACTAAACCGAGCTTTGAGTTCTTACAAAGAGTGTTTGATTTGGCTGAAGGAAAGATTGATATGAATAAATTTTTCCAATAAAAAAGCATACAGCAATTTAATAGTCCACTTACGATGAGCACCGAGTTTTAACGCTCCGAAAAACACCGCGGTAGGGATCTAATAAAAAGTGATCTCTGTATGCTTTGCAGCTATTAAAATAATCAAAATACTTCGATCAAAAAGTACTCTAAAATTTCGCCGGTGCTACAACCGACACTGTTATTAGAATAGATTTCGTTTTCCCCTTTGAGACAATTTCTTACTCTCGCCTGCACTGCCTGTAGGTTCCTGAAATAGTAAGAAGCACGTAATTGACTCACTTTTAGATTGATTAGCATCGGGGAGTGCAAGGATTTCTCCAAAACGAGTACATCTACTTTGATACAGGAATGTTCAAAAATTCGGTCAAAATGCACCAACTCCTCTTTGTGAAGAATAATTTTAGAACATTTTTATTGTACTAAAGTTTCGGTCATACAGAAACAATATATTTAATTTTCAAATAGCGAAAGGTGGTGATACAGATGAATAAAACACAATTAATTCGTGAAATCAAAGGGCTTCGAAATGATTTGCCTGAATCAACATTAGTATTGATGTCTGATGAAACGTTGAAGAATGTTTTAACTGTTGAAATTGGACGTGTTGAACTAGAAGCACAAGAAATGGCAAATGAAGTAATGGCCTAATTCTATTTAACCTTTCATGTCGGTTATACGACTATTCAAATATGAAAGGTGGTGATATTTATGGATGTTACTGTACATCAAAGTGCCAATATCAGTAGATTCCTTGGACGAACCATGAAGGTAAATAGAAAAACTGCTACGGAAGTTGGAAAGCTTATAGGTTACTCGCAACCACTTATTTCGAAAATGAAATCAGGGGATGCAGCATTGCAATTCGATGCCATCAATTCTTTGTTCAAAGCGTTGCCTGAACAATCTGAATTTCTACGAATTGATATTGCAAATCAGATCACTGGATTTACACCACCAGTTGCCAATGGAGATAGGTTGGCTGAAACACCTTTAGCAATCGCAAGTCGCATGAGACGAGAGATTGATGAGGTTGAGGAAGCGTTAAAAGCAACTGATGATGAGTTCGAATCTAAACCGGAATTTGTTCATGACACAAGAGATATTGTTGATCTTGATAAAAAGTTATTTAATGTAATGCTTTTGGCTCAAACGTTGGTCGCACTTACTGGTAATCATTTTGGAATTGATATCCAAAAGATGGCTAAAGATAGCGAACAAGTTTGGAAAGCTGAACGATTAGTTAAATAGGGAGGTGATAAAAATGACTACATTAAAATTGTCTCGGGCAAAATGGGTTACAACAATTCAGGATGCCGCTTTGAAAATAAATACTTCACCATCAAATGTTCGAGCACTGATTGATTTAGGCTTCATTCAAACTCTTAAATTAACAAAAATTGAGGTTATTCCAAATGATGAATTGAAACGATTCATGATGGCTAACCTTGGAGTTGATTTGTCTGAAGCAATTAATGCAGAAATAGATAGAAAAAAACGTGAAAAGGAAGCGTCAGCATGATAGAAAAATTAATGATTAAATATGAAGATTTCTTTTTAGAAGATGCTAATTTTGATCCAATTGCTCAAGGCGTATTAATTGGGATGGCATCATTTGCAGCAACGTTAGTAGCAATCATTTCAATTTACGCATTGCTAAAATAGTTATCTTTTGAGGAGGTACAAGAATGAAATTTGGGAATAAAAAAAGACGCTCATCAGCAGCAACTGACAAGCGTCGAACGAACATCATTTGTAAATAATATATACACCAAGTCTAACCGACAAAAGGGGATATTGCAATGGCTGAATATATTGGCGATATAAAAATTGATCCAGATGATCCAGTAGTCGTTGACGAAGATTATAACGGTCAAGAAATTTACGATTATCAAACGTATTTCAATCTTGAAGATGAAATGTACACCGAAGAACAAGAAGAAGATTTTTTGAAAATGTGGCTAAAAAGTCAAAGCCTAGATTATTTGAAAAAATTAACAAACGAACAAATTGATAACTCAGATTTGAAAGATATTTTAATCGATATATTGATGAATGAGAACAAAGAAGAAGTGTTGGCACTAGCAGGAGCATGGAAGGTGAGTGGAGAATAATGGCAGCAAATGAAGTAGCAGTATTACAAAAAGATATTACTGATCAAGTATCAAACAAATTATCAGATTTGGAATCATCAGGATTAGCATTACCAGCTAACTATAATGCTCAAAATGCTTTAAAAAGTGCTTTTTTTAAATTGCAGGGAGTAAAAACTAGTAAGAAAGATGGATTACGTCCCGCATTACTTCATTGTACTAAAGAGTCAATCGCTAATGCGTTACTAGACATGGTTACACAAGGATTAAGCCCAGCGAAAACGCAATGTTATTTCATTGTTTATGGTAAAGAACTTCAGTTACAACGATCATATTTTGGAACACAAGCAGTTGCTAAAAGACTTTCAGAAGTTGATGATGTTTGGGCTGAAATTGTCCATGAAGGTGATGAGTTTGAAGTCGGTAGTGATAAAGGACGTTTAGTCGTAACTAATTTCAAACCAAGTTTTGAAAATATGGATAAGAAAATAATCGGTGGATTTGCTGTTGTTAAACGTTCCGATGGTATTGATGATTATACGGTCATGACCAACAATCAAATCGAAACTAGTTGGCAACAATCAAAGCAATCTCATGATGGAAATAAAAACGATGTTCAAACTAAGTTTTCTGAAGAGATGGCGAAAAGAACTCTGTTAAATAGAGCATGTAAAAATATTATTAATACTTCGGATGATAGCGATCTTCTTATTGATGCAGTTAGCAGAACGTTGGATAACGAGTATGAGAATGACACCGAACGTAAAGATGTAACTGAAACACCACAAGACACCGTAGCCGGTAAATTTGAGGAGCAATTCAAGAAACGCAAGCCAATTGATGTAGTTGAAACTGAGGAGAGTGAAGACAATGCAAGTGATGGACAACAAGAGCAAGACGCTGGAACTGGTGCAAAGCAAAGACAGCTATTATGATCCAGCCACTAACTGGGATTATTGGTCTACTTCACTCTACAAAGACTTTGAACTGTGTGAAGCGGCAGCATTGGCCAAGCTTAAAGGGCAATGGGAGCCTAAAAGCAGTCCAGTAGCCTTATTAGTTGGTAATTACTTGCACAGCTACTTTGAGTCTATGGAGTCGCATGATAGCTTTATCGAAAAGAACCAAGCGTCAATTTTAGCCAAATCAGGCAAGAACAAAGGCAATCCAAAAGCCGAGTTCCGTCAAGCTGATGACATGATTACTGCTTTGAAAGATGACGACTTTTTCAATGCAGTGTACCAAGGCGACAAGGAAGTACCAGTGATTGGCCAAATTGGTGGCCTGGACTGGAAAGGCAAGCTAGATTGCCTGAATGTTGATAAAGGTTACTTCGTCGATTTAAAGACCGTTGACGATATCCACAAGCGGCACTGGGACGACGTAAACAAGCGTTGGGTATCATTTATCGAGGATAGAGAATACGTGCTGCAAATGGCCGTATATCGTGAATTATTAAGGCAAGAATACGGCAAAGACTTTGAAGCATTCATTTTCGCTGTTAGTAAACAAGACCAACCAGATAAATGTGCAATCCGCTTTGAACCTTTCCGTTATGAAGAAGCATTAGAAGAAGTACCAAATAAAGTAAAACACTTCGAAGATGTAAAAAACGGAGTGATTGCACCAACAAATTGCGGCACGTGTGAGTATTGCCGCATGACAAAAGAACTAAGCGGCTTCATTGAAGTTGCTGATCTAATCGATTAGGGGGCGTAAAAATGGCAATGTTTCGCCAATTCCAAACGAGTTTTTGGAGCGATAACTATGTAGGCGATTTAAGCCCTAATCAAAAGTTACTTTACATTTATATTCTTACCAACGAAAAGACAACCCAGTGCGGTGTATATGAGTTCAGTATGAGATATGCACAGCTTGAAACTGGATTGGATAAAGCTGAAATTGAACAGATAATCAACGAATTTGTTAAGTCTGGAAAAATCAGATATAGCAAGGAAACAAACGAAATACTAATCATCAATTGGCTGAAACACAACAGTGCACGTTCACCTAAAGTTGCGGCAGTTGTTGATAAAGAAATACGGGATATCAAGACACCTGAATTTGAATCAGAAGTCATCACGAGGTCACAAGTTCTTGGATATCCTATCAAAACTAAATTATCTTCTCAAGATACTGTATCGATACCCTATCCATACAGTATCGATAGTGGTACGCAATATAATATAAAAGAAGATAAAAAGAATATAAAAGAAGTAGAAGTAGAAACAGACGCACCTGCGACTGCGGACGCTTATCAAATCTTTCAAGAAAACTTTGGAATGCTTAATTCGTTTAATTCGCAATCAATCACTGAATGGATCCAGGACTTTGGCTCTGATGAACTAGTAATCGAAGCCATGCGACGTTCAGCACTTGATAACAAAGGCTATCGCTATGCTGAGGGTATTATGAAGAAGTGGGTAAGCACGAACATTAAAACGCTTGATGATGTTAAGGCTGAGGACGTGTTACATGAGCGTTCTAAGCAATCAAAGAATGGACGGCAGCAAGTAATTGAAACGATACCTGATGAATTTAAGGACGAGTACAAGCCAGAACACAAAAAAACTAGCCCAGAAGAATTGGCAGCAATCCAGGAACAAATGGCCAGATTAGAAAAATCAAAGCAATAGGAGTGATTGAGTAATGCAACGATCACGAGCAGAACTCTTTGAAAATGATAACGGCTCGTATGACGTTGTTATTCATCTTGACCAGAAGCCAAATTTGGACCACCTGGTGACAGTAGCCGGGTCTACGACACAATTCTACGTGGACTATGAAATAGCCGACACACGCAAAGCTAGAGCGGCACAACGCCGCTTGTTCTTTGCACTAATCCATGACATAGCAAACTTTTCTGATGCAAGTCCTGAATGGCTGAAAGAATTGTTTTACTTGCAGTATCAAATCTACACAGCAGGTAAGCAGATTAGCCTGGCTGATGGAACTAAATCAAGTGTTTCAGATGCCAATGCACTACTCGACTTAGTTATTGATTTCATGTTTGAGTATAATGTGCCATTCAAAAAAGGCTATGAATTATTAACCAAGGATGAGAGTTTTTATCTCTACCAGTGTTGTAGACATCGCCAATGCATAGTTTGTGGCGAGCATGCTGATATTCATCACATTGATGTTATCGGTAATGGATTAGACAGAACGAAAGTTGACCATACTAAACGGCATTTGATGGCATTATGTCGAGTTCATCATCAAGAAATTGAACAGATTGGTCCGCATGCTTTTTCAGAAAAATACCACTTACCAGTAACAGGTATAAAGCTAGACGTTGAAACACTTAAGAAAATCGGAGTTCGTGGAGATTACTCCGAATCAGAAAGGATTGTTGTTGAAGTATGAGAGCATATAGATTCAGAACATGGTTTGAAAATAAAATGTACAAAGTATCAAGCTTTATTCAGCAAGATGAAACCACAATCAAGTTTTGTGGATATACAGAAGATTTAAAGCTCGCAGATGATTTTTCAGATAATATCATGCAATACACAGGTGTAAAAGATGTAAATGGCAAAGAAGTCTTTGAAGGCGATATTGTAGCAGAACAATATCAGAGAATTGAAGGTCCAAATTATGATCCAATCTCATTTGGATTTATAGATAACGATGTTGAAATTGATGCAACATTAATTGGCGAAGTCGTAATTTGGCCATCTGCAGGTGTGATGATTAATAAAATAATTACACCAGATGATTGGCAGTTTGATAAAGAACACGTTGTTCCTACTAAATTTCACGTGACCAAAAGTTGTGAAGTATTAGGTAATATCTACGAAAATCCAGAGTTGTTGGAGGCGTAATGATGCCACCAGAAATCGAAGCTTGGTTTTTCAGCCAAGGAATAGCGCTAACAAGCACAACTGACAAAAGTACATTTATAGAAATCATGGCCAACAATCAATCGTTTAGATACTTCAAAAAATCAGGAGTATTTAAGCATTACGAAAATGGCCAGTACGTTGAAATAAACAAAAATAATGTGGAAGAAATATCACTATTTTAGGAGCAATCAAATGACGTTACATGTATTTGAAGTTAATCGTCAAGGATTTAATTCGAAGATAGTCGTAGGCGAATTACTGAATTATGAAAATGAAGTTTATATCATTACCTATATTGGCAACGTTGATATCATGCGAGGTCTTAATGGTGGGATTAAAGCTGATATTGTAGCCCAAAAAATTAACAGTTTGAATAGTAGTAATTTTTATTATAGGAAAGTGCCACTTGTTATGCGATATGACATTCGTAAACTTACAGATTTTATACCAGATGTAAAAATTAAAAGAGCTGGTAATCTCATTGGTTATGACAACGGTATGGTCGAGGTTATAACCGGTATAGAAAATTCGAATTATGACGGTACGGATTTAGTTATTGAATACGAATCGGAAATATTGCAAGAATTACCAAAACGAGAGATAGATCGAGCCATTAAAGAAAATCGTAACTCAAAATTCAAAGTTATTTCAGGAGGTAAATAGTATGCGTGCTAAGACAGAAAAACGTCATAAGATTTATGCCTTGTACAAGGGTGATACGTACATCACAAGTGGAACAATCAGCGAATTAGCAGAGTTTCGTGGCGTTAAAGAATCATCTATCAGATTTTATAAATCAAATGTGTACAAGAAAAGAACCAAACGTGGGAATGGACTTAGATTAATCGAATTGGAGGATTAAAATAAATAAAAAATCAGCAATAACTTGTATTTTTTTCTAGTTAAATGTTGATTATTATCAGTAATTTTTATTTATTTTGGTTTGAATATATAAAAGAAAGCATTGCGAAAATTGAAATTATACTAGCGAAAGTTGCAAATGTATCACGTGTAAATAACATTGATAAAAAAACAGTTATAAAAATAGCAATTTGAAATTTAATAATTTTTAAAAAAATTGAGTAGTTATCAATTTTAATATGAAATATTAAGTTGATCAAAGTTAATCCAGTAATAACAATCAATGCAGGGATTGTGGTTATTAACAATGATATTCCCATCTTTCCTGCTATATGAGAAAAAGATATATTCATAATGTCATAAAATGCGGTGTTCTTAGGGAAGTAAAGTGGATTATTTGATGTTTTGTATTTTAGTTTAAGTTGATGTAATGATGATGCTATTAAGAGTAGGTAAGCCGCACCACTACAAGCAATTTCGTATTTAAATATTTCTTTTAAGTTTTTCATAGTGACATAACTATAACATTTATAAATATAAATTGTGGACGCATTTAGAAAGTTAGGTGATAAATGATGAGTAAAAGACAAATAGCTTTATATGTAGGCTGGATTATTGTAGGTTCGTTAATTTTATTAGGTGGATTATTTATGACTTGGGATACGTTGATATGGTTAATGACACCACTATGGGTGATTTGCGGATTATGGATTTCTGTTTCGGCAATTGGAACGTATTTATTAATCAGCGTGATTATCGAAATAATTATATTGAAAAGGAAAAAAGATTGATTTTATTGGTTTGCGTTTTTGTATTGATGATGATCATAGAAGGAGTTAATAAATGATATTTACAGCTCTTTGGGGATTTTTGGGAATTATTAGTGGCTTATTGATAGCAAAAATATTGAAGGAGTAAAACAAATGATTAATAAACATTTAATGAATTTTTTGGCTAATGTTTTAGCTGTTCTACTTATTGCGGCTATTGTAGCATCAGTAGTTTATGTAGTTTGGAATTTAATTTTATAAGAGCTCAAAAAAAGCCACCATTTCTGATGACTTACTTAAGATCTCTGCCCGAGATATTAAATATATTATAGCATAAGTCAGGAGTAGGTAAATGGAAAGCTATGAAGAATTAGGATTATTTGAAACATATGATCGAAAGAAAACAGCAGCAGCTGTTAAATGGTATTTTAATCGTGAACTACCTAAATATGCTAGATTATCTGGTCTAAGTAGAACTGAACTGGGTGATATGTATAAATCGCCAATTATAACCGATATGCCCTCATCACCATCACATGGCAATGGAATTGAAAATAATATCATCAAAGTTTTGAGCAAAACGGAGTACGCACTTAGATTGGTTCGCATGACTGCAAAATCAATTGAACTATGTGATAAAAATAGTCGTTTAATATTGTTTGGTAATTATTTTAAACAAGAAAAGGATTGGCAACTTCAAGAGTCGTTGAATTATGGTAAGACACAGTATAGTCAGTATAAAATTGAGGCTCTAAATCAATTTGCTGATACATTTGAAGCCCAAACTGGTTGGGATTTACACAGACCACAAAAAGTTAGGACTGAACAAAAACCGAACTTTTAGTGAACTTTCACCGAACTTTTTCCGAACTTTTTCCGAACTTTCACCGAACTTTTTCCGAACTAAGACCGAACCGCGGGGGCGAAAATATGTTATATGATGGTATTGTCAAGTAATGTGTTAAGCGGGCTACCCTACTGCTGACGTTTAACATTTTACAGACAATTCCTCAAAAGATGTCCTTGCGGGCAGAGCGGTCAATTATGATCGTGATGTGAGTTATTACTCACGTCATGGAGCTACAAGCGTTCATCATTGAAAAATATTATTATCTTGGTCCTTGATGAGGTAGGTGCAAGTCCTATCAGTTCCATCGCAGCAAATCACACCGTGTGTGACACCAAGAAAGGTGGCTGCATTACGAGATAAAGAATACACGGCTAAGCAATCAACTGCTCCTCCAAGGCGTCGATTAATAAATTTTATTCAATTGTCGTTTATGGCTTGTAGAGGTTCAAGTCCTTTATATCTCATAGACATGGCTTAAAGGAGGAAATAATACTCCCTTCACATGTCGAACTTGATATTAATCTTCACAATTCACGTGGATCCAACGAGTCTACGTAATTTCATAATTGGCAGCTTAGCGGCTGCCTTTTTTAATACGATAGGTGAATAAAATGCAAAGCTTTAATATGATTTTTTGGACATATGGAAATGATGAAATGCGTACTTCAATGCGAAGCAAAGAAGTGTTAGCTCCGGAACAAACATTACAAGATATGGTTTCAAAAGATAGACCAAGATATTTGAGATTTATCATCGGAGAAGGAGAGACGTTCTATATATCAGCCGATTGTGTTATTTCACTCAGCCAGATATATCCAGGTGGGTAAAAATGATTAGAAGTAAATATGGTTATACAACCAAAACGGAGGTGTGGTGATATGTAATGGAAAAATATGAGTTAGCAGAGCAAGATTACTTGGATGGTATGAAATATAAAGATATTGCTGAAAAGTATGAAGTTACATTGAACACCGTCAAGTCTTGGAAATCTCGGCACTGGGGTAAGAAGGTTGCACCCAAAGAAAAAAGTGTGCACACAAAACCGAAAAAAGTTGCACCCGAAATCATAACTGAATTGATGAATAATGATGAGCTTACGGATAAACGTAAGCTTTTTTGTTTGTACTATTTGCAATTGTTTAACGCTACTAAGGCTTATCAAAAAGCTTTCAATGTTGATTACGAAACTGCTAATGCAGCGGGTGCAAGATTGTTAGTAAATGTTAGTATTCAAAAGCAACTTGCAGACTTAAAGAATGATATGGCAAATGATCTTCATTTGAGTGCTTTAGATATTGCTCATGAGTACATGAAGCAGGCATTTGCAGACGTTGGTGATTATGTAGAATTTGGTACAGATGATGTGATTGTGAGAGATGGTTGGTATAAGCCAGTTAAGGATAAATTAAAAGGTGGCTGGCTAACAGAACAAAAATCGTTTGTTCGTTTGAAAAATCAAGAAGATGTGGATACTTCGATGATAAAAAGTGTTCATATTGGTCGTGATGGAGTTGTAGTTGAACTGTACGACAAACAAAAGGCCCTTGATGCACTTAACAAATTATTGAACGAAGACAATATTATTGAGAACGAAAAAGATGCTGTAATGTTGGTGGATGACATACCAATGGAGGATAACAAAGATGGTCCTAAAGAAACCGAAAATTAAAATACAGTTGTCCAAAATGGTTAACCCACATTTTAACAAAGTGTGGCATACTGATAAGCCTTACATCATTTGTAATGGCGGACGTGGTTCGTTTAAATCATCCACTGTGAGTCTAAAAATCGTCACTATGATGAAGAAGCACACGCAGCAAGGTAAAACTGTCAATGCAATCTGTATTCGCGAGAACAAGGCTTATTTACGTGATTCTGTGTACAACCAAATCAGTTGGGCATTAAACTTGCTAGGGTTACAAGATGAATATCGGTTCTTCACTTCACCATTACGTATAGTTCATAAAAAAACTAACAGTTCTTTTTACTTTTATGGTTCTGACGATCCAATGAAATTAAAATCAAATCTCGTCGGTAATGTTATCGCAGTTTGGTATGAGGAAGCTGCTAATATGAAATCACCAGACGTATTTGATCAGGCTAATCCCTCATTCATTCGTCAAAAACCTGATTTTGTTGACCAGGTTAAAGTGTTTTGGACATATAACCCACCTAAGAATCCTTACGATTGGATTAATGAATGGGTCGCTAAGATGATGGCAAACGATGAGTATCTGGTCGATACCTCAACTTACCTTGATGATGAATTAGGGTTCACAACAGAGCAACAATTAAAGCTGATTGAAAGCTACAAGGAAAATGATTATGACTATTATCGTTGGCTTTACTTGAGTGAAGTTATTGGCTTAGGTAACAACGTGTACAACATGAATTTGTTCCATAAATTGGGTGGATTACCTGATGATTGGAATGTCATTGCTGAGTTCTACTCAATGGACGTTGGACATCAGGTATCTGCCACAACGGTTACTCATTATGGTTTATGTAGTAACCAGAACGTGGTGTTGCTTGATACTTATTATTACAGTCCACAAGGGCGTGTGAATAAGAAAGCTCCAAGTGAATTCTCGACTGAAGTGTATGAATTCATTGATGAAACCAATCGAGTTTATCGTTCGCCAATTAGAAATCAAACGATTGATTCTGCTGAAGGTGGATTCAGAAATCAGTATTGGTTGGATCATCACACAAGATGGCATCCAATCGCCAAGCAAAAGAAAGTTAATATGATTGATTACGCCCAGGACTTATTAGCCCAAGGGCGTTTTTATTATCTGAATAAATCAGACAACAATATCTTTGTTGAACAACATCAGCAATATCGTTGGGATGAAGATAAGGTTAGTCGTGATAATCCGGAAGTCATTAAAGAAAACGATCATACGTGTGATGCTTTTCAGTATTTTTGCGTGGATAATGCTCGTGCTTTAGGACTCAAAAGGTAGGTGATTAGATGTTTGAAAGTATCAAGAACTTATTTAGGAAGGCAGGTGCATCAGTCGGTATGGTTGACTCATTAACAAACATTGTAGATCACCCAAAGATAGCGATTAGTAACGATGAATATCTACGAATTCAAAAGGATTTACGATATTTCCGTGGCAACTTTGATGAAATTAAATACAAAAACACTTATGGAAAGCTGCAAACACGTCCATATGTATCACTAAATATGATGCAAACAGTTGCACATCGATTGGCTAGTTTGATTTATAACGAACAGTCAGTGATTACGGTCGGTGGCAAGAACAGTGATATGAATACATTTGTTCAGAGTGTGTTGCAGAACAATGATTTCAACAAGAATTTTGAACGTTATCTTGAATCGGCATTGGCATTGGGTGGATTAGCAATGAAACCTTATGCAGATGGCAAAAATATCAAGATTGCTTATGCACAGGCGCCAACATTCTATCCTCTCAAAGCGAATACGAATGATATTAGTGAATGTGCCATCGCGACAGTTTCAACTCGTACAGAGAACGACAAGCCCATTTATTACACGTTACTTGAATTCCATGAATGGATTAATGGTGTTTACACGATTAGCAATGAGCTGTATAGAAGTGAATTCAAAAACAAAGTTGGGTATCGTGTGCCGCTTAAACAGTTATTTCCGGATTTACAAGAAGTTACGCAATATGCCGAACATGATAACGTCCAAGGTGTGCAACACAAGTTATTCACTTATCTGAAACCTGCAGGATTTAATAACAAGAGCATTACGAGTCCATTGGGTATTTCAATATGTGAGAACGCAATAACTACACTCAAACAGTTGAATGATGCATATGACCAATTCAACTGGGAAGTTCGTATGGGTCAACGTCGAGTGGCTGTGAGTGAGGCATTGCTATCCACATATGAAAAAGATGATAAGCATACTGAATATTTTGATAGTGAACAAAATGTATTTGTTCAATTTGGCAGTGATCAAGATGGCGATTTAGTCAAAGACTTAACGACTGCTATTCGTGCAGATGACTACATCAAGACACTTGGTAATTTCATTAAGACACTTGAAATGCAAGTTGGTTTATCTCAAGGAACATTTTCATTTGATGCTCAAGGGTTAAAAACGGCTACTGAAGTTGTGAGTGAAAACTCAATGACTTATCAAACTCGAAATAGTCAATTAACAATGGTTGAGCGTTCAATTAAAGAATTGATTATTGCGATTTGTGAGTTAGGGGCTAACACGATTGTTGATGGTCTGAAATTATATAGTGGTGCAATTCCAGAATTGAAAGATATCGAAATTGATTTTGATGATGGAGTATTCACTGACAAAAATGCGCAACTTGATTATTGGACTAAGGCATTGTCGGCAGGACTGACACCTAAAGCGGTCGCAATTCAACGAACTATGGGTGTTGATGAAGAAACTGCATTGGAATATATCCAACAGATGAATGATGAAACGATTAGTTCAACTCCAGTTACGGATCCAATTGATGGAAAAGCATTTAAAGAATAGGTGATTAAATGGCAAGGATAGATGACTTAATCGATAAATACAGTCAGATGAATCAAGACATCATTAGGTTGTTTATCCAGACACTGACTGATGATTTACCTGATGGAACACAAGCTGAAATGCTGAAATGGCAATTGGATATGCTGAATAAACAAGGTGTGCTGACTGACCAATTAGTTGAACTTGTGTCAGATGCAACTGGAAGTTCAGAACGTGAATTGAAGTGGATTATCAATGATAGTGGACAGCAGGCGCGTGATGAAACTGGTAAACAGTTATTAGATATTGGTATTGCTACAGGAATGGTTGCATTAGCAAGTAAATCCAAATCAGTTGATGATGTTGCCAGTTCATTTATTGAAGCAGCGTTTGGTGATATGAATGATAAAGTTACTAATCCGTTGATGGCTAATCTTGATGGTAACCCGGCATTAGCTGATTATCGTAAATTGGTTACGGATACAGTTGATTCAGTTATTAGTGGCTTAGATACACCTGATGTTGCGTTGAGAAAAGCAATATACAAGTTAATTGATAAAGGCGTTTCATCTGGATTAGTAGATGCTGCAGGTCGGCAGTGGTCGATAGAAGCATATTCTCGTATGGTGCTTGAAACCACGTTAAGTCGCGTGCAAGATGAAATTAGATTTAATGACATGATGTACAGTGGTGTGGAAACAGCAATGATGAGTTCACATCCTGCTTCCCGTGTTGCGTGTGCAGGTATTCAAGGGCACTGGGTGTATGTTCGACCATCTAAGCCAGGGGATGAATATGAAAGTATTTATTCTCACGGATATGGTTTTGCTTGGGGAACGAAAGGTGTTAATTGTCATCATCGTTTTTATCCTGGTATTCCGGGTATCAACGAGAATCATATGGAACAATATGACCCTAAAGAAGCAATCAAGAATGGTAAATTGCAAGCCAAGCAACGTGCCTTAGAACGAAAAGTTCGTGTATCAAAGCAAAAAAAGATGGCGGCTGAACAATTAGGATATGACGATGATGTTCAACGATTTAATTTGGATATTCGAAAATATCAAAGTGCAATTCGACAACATGTGGATCAACATGATTTTCTGTATCGTGATTATTCGAGAGAAAGAGTATCGGCTACTACTGAAAAAGTTGCTAATGATTTGAGAGCAACTAAAACGAAACATTCTAAACAATATGAAAATTTGAAGGACGAATTAGGGTCACATGGTTTACCTAATTCTTTAGAAGAATATCGTAAAGTATTGTATAATAGACATAGTTCAAAAGTGTTAAATGCGTATGTTTCTGCTCGTCGTAGAGGTAGTGTTGAAGCAGTTGTAAACTATGACGACTATGTGATTGCTGACAAGAAACTCAATTCACAAATAGTTGGCATGAAAACTGCTAACGGTTCAGTGATTAATGGCTTTTCAGACCATACATTAGATCGTGTATTTGGAGTTCAGAAAGATGGAACAACGAAAACGTTGAAACGACGTGATGGTGTGAGCATTAATTCGATTAAAGATATACTAGATAATGGTGAAGTCAAACCGGGTAGAGATGGTGCTACTAAATATTTAGGGACCAATGGCTATGTGGTTGTTAATGCTGAAGGTAAAATCATCACGGTAGTTCCACACACAAAAAGGAGAAAATAGATATGGAGCCTATGTATTTAGAAGATGGCGATTTAGATTTTATTGAAAAAAAATATCCAGATTTATTCGCTCTTTTGAAAGATGGGGCTAACAAAGATAAAACTGAGGTTGAACTTCATTCAGAAGAAGAATGGGAAACAATTCAAGATTTAATCGTCGATTGTATTTCAGGTTCACTTGATGAACATGATGAAGTGAATGATGATGGAATTAGATTAGAAGGAATAATGGATATCCAATAGACATTAGCAAATTAGCTAGTGTCTATTTTTTCGCCCTGGACATGGCGTTAAAAGGTCTATTTTTCATGCAATCCGCGGTGTCGTTGCACCGTATAAAAATTCGTAAGGAGAGAACAACATGAATAGAAAATTTTTAACAGATTTAGGTTTAACTGATGAACAAGCAGATAAGGTAATGGCAGAACATGGTAAAGGCGTTCAAGAATTGAGTGATGTGAAGGGTCAACTTGCAACTGCAGAGCAAGAACGTGACTCGGCTAAAACTCAACTTGGTGAACGTGATAATCAATTGTCAGAACTGAAAGGTCAAGTCGGAGATAACAAAGAGTTGCAGGATAAAATTACTGAATTGGAAAGTGCAAACGAAGCTTCAAAATCTGACGCTGCCAGTGCATTAGCGGATTCAAAAAAATCATATGAAATCAAATTGGCATTAGTAGAGCAAGGAGCACGTAACACAACTGCGGTTTCAGCTTTAATTGATGAAGATAAGATTTCGCTTGATGATAATGGCAAACTTGTTGGCTTGTCAGACCAATTAACAACCGTTAAGGAAGCTAATTCGTTCTTATTTACAGATGGACCAGATACAGGCAATTCAACAAACCCTGGTAATCCTAATCCGCCTGCAGACCCAACAGAAAATGACAAAGTGGCTGAAGCTTTAGGCTTGGCCACAGAAAAATAATAGGGGTGACAAATTATGGCTTTTAATTACGCAACAAAAGCAGGAATGGGTCAATTATTTGACCAAAAACTTACACAAAGCACATTGACAAGCATTTTGGAAACACCAAATGTTAACTGGTTAGGGGCAAGAACATTTGAAGTAACCACTCTTGCAACATCAGGATTTAAGAACCATACACGTGATAAGGGATACAATGCGGGTACTATGAGTAATGAAAAGAAGCCCTATACTCTTGCATTTGATCGTGATATTGAATTTTATGTAGATACCGCTGATGTAGATGAAACAAATCAAGATTTAGCAGCTGCCAATATTACAAAGACGTTTATCGAGGAACAAGCCGCACCAGAAACTGATGCATATCGCTTCGGTAAATTGACAGATTTTGCAACTGCAAACGATCGTGCTGATGCACCGGCATTGACTGTTACAAATATTTACAGTGAACTTAAAAAGGCTATTTTACCGGCACGTAAATATGGTCCACAAAATTTGGTTGGATATCTTTCATCTACAGCAATGGATTTGCTAGAACGTTCAACTGAATTCAATCGTAATATCACAGTTCAAAATGTTGGGACATCTACACTTGACTCACGTATTACTTCGATTGATGGAGTTACCTTAATTGAAGTTTGGGATGAATCACGTTTTGCAACTAAGTTTGATTTTACTGATGGTTACAAAGTGGCAACTGATGGTAAACAACTTAATGCATTGATTGTGGCTAAACCTGCAATTATCGCAAAAGCGAAGTTTAATTCTATCTACTTGTTTGAACCAGGTCAACATACAGAGGGTGACGGATATCTTTACCAAAACCGCTTGTACCATGATTTGTTTGGACTTGATAAGCAAAAAGATAGTGTTATTGCACTTGTTGGGGATGCAGCTACTACCACAGCACCTGTTGAAGGTCCGTCAAAATAACGGTGCCTGATAGTCAAGCAGGCGATACGCCAACTGAACCAGTAGTTAAAGCTACTACGGCAATTACTACGAGTCAGAAAACAGCTTCAATGAAAATTGGAGATACCAAGGCTATTACGGTAACAGCAGACCCTACTGATGCAACTGATTTTGATGTGACTAAAGTGACCTCGGCATCTAGCGATGATAAGATTGCGACTGTTTCAGCTGATAGAACAATTACTGCTGTTGCAGTCGGTTCTGCCACAATTACGTATACATTCAATGCATTTACAGCAACTGTCGTAGTTACTGTGACGGCGGCTGAATAGGCGGTGATGTAGATGGACTATTTATCATTATCTGAATATAAGTCATTTGGATTAATTGATATTACAGATGATGAAATCAAAAGCTTATTACCTCGAGCATCAATTATGTTGGATAATATCACGCGTGATTTTTATCAGAAACATGATTTGGAGACTGATAAGTTTGAAACACGTTCACGACGATTTAAATTAGCCGTAGCCATACAGATTGATTACATGAAACAGACCGATGTGACAAGTGCTGAAAGTAAAGCACGTCGACCACAATCTATTTCGCAAACAATTGGTCGAACTTCAGTTAATCAGTCATTTAGCTCGACAAATATGGATTCATCTAGCGGATTAAGTATTGATGCAATTAATGCATTATCCGGAACTGGTCTTTTGTATCGTGGGGTGAAGTATGTATGATGACATTGCAACCAAACAGTGACTGGATGATTAATATTATTCAGGTGGGTAAAATCATCGGCACTGATGAACGCAATAAACCTGATTACGAAATGCACACATATGAAAACTGCCGATTTGATATTGAAGCTGTTTATTCAGGTTCGGGTAACGACCGGCAACTTCGATATAACGGTGTGCTATTTCTTTACGAAAAATACACTACGCCGTTCCCAAGCATGGATAAAACTTGGTTGAATGGAAAAGTGATTGATGAAGATGGTAATGAGTTTAAAATTACTCAAATTGTCCCACTTAGACACATTCAATCTAATGAAACTTATGGTTTTGAAATTGAGGTGATCTAGTGACGATTAAAGTTAAAGTGGATTTGAGCGGTGTTAATCGTAAGTTTTCACAGGCACAACTTAATCGTGGCCGACAAATGGTGGCTAATCAGGCGTTGGCGGATATGAACAAGTTTGTACCGTTGCAGTCTGGTAGGCTCCGTGGTTCTGGTCATGTTGAGGGAGCGGGAACTAAAATTATTTGGGACTCTCGCTATGCGCATCGTCAATTTATAGGGTTGGGTATCACTAATTACACGACTCCAGGAACTGGACCTCATTGGGATACTAAGGCTAAAGGCATGTTTATGAACTCGTGGGTTAATGTATTTAAGAGAGGAGTTGTATATTAATGGATTTTATTGATAGATTACAAGATCGTATTAATTTGATTGATGATTTACCATTCAAATGTCTAGCGGATTATCTTGATGCAGACCCTGGTTTAAGAATTTATTCGTTGTCAGGAAGTAATGTTGTGCAGGCTTATATGGACGGTAGCAAGGACGAAGAACTTAACTTTGAAATTGGTATTCGCTCAGATGATTCAGCTCAATGCGAAAATATTTTGTGGCAAATTCAGTCAGTTCTTGAAAACTTGAAACAAAACGAAATACAAAGCACAGATGGGGGCTTTATATTCAATTCTTTAACCATCACAAACAAACCTTTTCTCAATCAAGAAGACGAGAAAGGGTTATTTACTTACATGCTTGATGTTCAAGCAAATATAACAACGGAGGAACAATAATATGGCAAGTCCTTTTGCAGGATTTTCAAAAAACTTCCAAACTAAATATAAAATTGGTGCGGACAAAGAAACGTTATTTCCAATTGGTGGTGGGATTAAAACCGCTGAAACAGATTTTGATGAAGATGTCGATGATGTTGCTTACTACGATTTAAATGGTGGTACTGAGAGCATTTCAAGTTCTCAGACTTTCCCATTCAATTTTGAAGGTAATCGTAAATATGGTGATCAAGCACAAGATTTTGTACGTTCTAAGATGACATCTAATGATAAGAGTTGTTACTTAGAAGTTACTGAACCTGACGGATCTGTATTAAGTGGTCCAGCTACTATGAGTAAAATCACTCCATTTGGTGGGGATGCTAATGATCGTTCAGATTATAAATTTACTGTTACGTTTACTGGTACACCGACAGACACAAAAGCAACTGCAGATGAAACTCCAGTATCAAATACGACACCAGACAGTTCAAGTGCAGCAAAGTAATTAATATTCGAGGGTCCTTAATGGGCCCTCTTTTTTTATAGGAGGAATCACGAATGGCAAAGAAAAATAATATGACAGCGGTAGATTTAGGTGCAAAAGTCAGAGTTATCCCGGTACTAGTTTATGGCCACGAGTTTCAAATAAAAATTACACAACGTGAAATGCGGAAATTTTTAGATAAGCTTGAAACAAAAGGTGTGGAGCTCGAGAAAAAAATGGAAGCAACTGGTGATAATGACTGGGACAAGATGAAAGGCTATTTATCCGAATCACTGGATGTAGTTTTGGGTGATGGAGCAGGCAAAGAAATCTTGGAGACTGAAGATGATCCATTACTTTTGACAGAAACTTTTTATAACATTGGCGAATATCTGAAAGCGCAATTAGAACAAGTAACACGAGATTTTGATAAAAAGAAAGCTCAACAAGTAATTGAAGCTAAGAAGAATAAGACTACTAACGCATCTCAATCAAGTCTACCAAGTTCATCTAAGTAGGTGGTTTCATGTTCAGTATTTGGAATGTTCCAGATGATGAATTTGAATTTAAATGTTCTGATGGCACGACTATCGAAGTTCAATTGGATATGGATTTTGCGAATATACTACATTTGTTCAATGAAATTGAAAGTGAAGAGTCAGAGCAATATAAGTTGTCAGTTGGGCTTGGTTTAATGGTTAAGTCTGATATTTTAGCATTATCGGATGATGATCAATCCATGCTGTTTAGTGAAATTATGACTGATTATGTACTGAATTCTAAACCTATGATTGATATGAGTAGTGCAGGAGGTAAAGCTCCTCAGGAACTTTACAATCTGACAGAAGATGCTGATTATATTTATGCCTCATTCATGCAAGATTATGGCATTGATTTGCGTCATACTCGCATGCATTGGGATGAGTTCAGAGCTTTACTTTCTGGGTTAACTGATAGCACCAAATTTAGACAAGTTGTTGCCATTCGTGGACGTAAAGTTGAAAAAGGTATGTCTGCAAAAGACAAACAAGAATTAAAGGATGCTCAATTAGCATATGCGCTTCACACAACCGAAGAAGATGTGGAGTTTGCCACATTAGATTTTGAAGAACGTGAACAATATCTATATGATCATCCAGAATATGCGAAACGCTTGGAACCTGAATAGAAAAGTGAGGTGAATTCACTTGGCAGATGGTCGCGTTGAAATAGACGTGATCATGGATGATGGTTCTGTCCGCAAGGGCGTTGCAAATTTATCAGGAATGTTTAATGATCTTGGAGCTAAAGCTGATGGTGCTGGTAGCAAGATAAAGGGAATTGCGACTGCTGTTGGAGCAGTTGCACTTGTTGCTAAAGGTATTGAAGTTTTAAAAAATTCAGTAGGTTCCGCAGTTAGTCGATTTGATACCCTGAATAATTCTACTAAAACTTTCCAAAATATGGGATTTAGTGCTGCACAGACCAAATCAATGATGGATGATTTGGGCGATTCAATTCAGGGATTACCAACATCGCTTGATGAAGCTGTGTCAGGTGTTCAATTACTAGCTGGAGCGACAAGCGATATTGGTAAATCACAAAAGATTTTTTCGGCTATGAATGACGGAATTATTGGCTTTGGTGGAAATTCTGAGAACGTTAGTGAATCGGTTCGTCAATTATCACAGGCTTTGGCAGGCGGTAAAGTTGATGCCGAAACATGGAATTCCATGCTAGATAACGGTATGGGACCGGCATTGAATGCAATTGCAAAAAAACTGGGAATGACATCGGCAGCTTTAAAAGATGGGTTATCAACTGGCAAAGTTAGTGTTGCTCAATTTGAAGATGCATTGGTTGACCTAGACAAGAACGGTGGTGGAGGATTATCATCGCTGAGAAAAATTGCGTTGGATTCAACTGATGGTATTAAAACTGGATTTGCAAACATGAATACTGCCATCGTAAGAGGCATGACAGATGTTCTTACAGCAGTTAATGCATTTATGAAAGCAGTAACTGGTGGTGGAATTGGATCGGCATTTGCGATGATTGGTTCAGCAGCTGAAAGCAGTTTAGGAACAATTGCAAAATTTATTACAAGTTTAGCGAACAATGCAGCAGTAATTTCTATGATCAAATCAGCATTTGAGGGTATTGGCAATGCAATTTCTTTTGTCATAGGAACTATTGCATCATTATTGGGATTAATTCAATCGATTTATGGTTTTTTGAAACCACTTTTGCCACTTATTTTGGGGATAGCAACTGCAATTTTTGCGTATCAAGGTATTGTAGCGGTAATAGCTGCAGTTTCAAGTGCGGTAATTGAAGTTGGTGCCGCATTTTCGGCAATCAGTGTTATTGCATCTGGACTTGCCGCAAATGGGTTTCTATTAAGTGAGGCGTTTACAGCTGTCAAAGGTGCAATGGCAGGATTAAGTACCTTTGGATTAATTGGTGCTGTAATTGCTGGTCTGGTAGTGGCGTTTATTGCTTTATATAAGAGCAGCGAAACTTTTAGAAATGCTGTTAATAGCTTGGCGAGTGGAGCTATGAAGCTGCTGGGTACTTCTGTTACTTGGTTGAAAGGCATAATTTCAAGTTTAGAACCAACTTTCAGTGCAATAGGAAATACCATCAGAACTGTATTTGGTAGCGCAATTCAATGGATTTCAGGCGTTATAGAAAACTTATCGCCAATTATGAACTCGATTGGGTCTGCAATATCTACAATGGGTGGAGCATTTGGTTCAATCGGTACTGTAATTGGCATAGCTGTTGGAGTAATTACTAAACTTGGATTAGTTTTAATGGGAATCAGTGGCCCGATTGGTTTAGCAATTAGTCTGATAAGTTCGTTTATAGTTGCTTGGGCTAAAACTGGGCAATTAAATGCATCTGGTATCACACAAGTATTTACTAATTTGAGTAATACAATAACAACAGTTTCAAATGTTATATCAGCTAATTTACCAGCAATTATTGCAACCGGAACACAAGTTATTGTTGGTTTGATTAATGCGATAACAGCTGCAATTCCACAATTAACGACAGCTGCTATTGGGATAATCAACGGATTAACTCAAGGATTAATAAGCGCATTACCTTTATTAATTCAAGGTGGGGTTCAAATATTAACTGGTATTGTTAATGCAATTATTGCAGCGTTGCCAACTTTAATTTCCGCAGCAACTCAAATAATTACAACGTTACTGACGGCCATTATCGCTGTATTACCATTGTTAATCCAAGCAGGTATTCAAATCCTAACAGCATTAATGAATGGTATTGTCACTATGCTACCAATGCTGATTACGGCGGGATTGCAAATTTTGATGGCGCTAGTCAATGCGATTATCACGAATTTACCACAGATTTTACAAGCGGTAATTCAAATTATGATGGCACTGATGAACGGTATCGTTACGATGTTGCCAATGCTGTTACAGTCAGCTATTCAAATCATTATGGCGTTGGTAAACGGATTGATTGCCAACTTACCACAGATTATCACTGCTGCAGTTCAACTGATTGTCGCTTTGGTTACTGGAATTATTTCAGTGTTACCTCAACTTGTGATGGCTGCATTGCAATTAATGGTTGCTTTACTAGGTGCGATTATTCAGGCAGCTCCACAATTACTTGCTGCTGGTGTTCAACTAATTTTGGCACTAGTTTCAGGTGTATTATCGATTATTGGTGCGTTAATTGGAGCGGCGGTTCAATTAGGTTCAGCATTGATTGGTGCCATCATTAATTTCGTTGGCCAAATGTTATCAGCTGGTGTTCAATTAGTCGGTCAAGTTGTTTCAGGTATTGCTAGTGGGATTGGTAAAGCCGCTTCAACAGCTAAAAGTGTCGCTAGTGGCGCAGTTAGTGCAGTGTCCGGATTTGCTAGTCAGATGTTATCCGCAGGTAAGAATTTCGTGTCCGGATTTGTGAATGGTATCAAGAGCATGGCGGGTGAAGCATTGAGCGCTGCTAAAGATATGGCAAGCAAAGCAGTCAATGCTGCTAAGAGTTTGCTTCATATCCATTCGCCATCACGGGTTATGTATGCGATTGGTGCTTATACTGGTGAAGGATTTACGAATGGTATTAAATCATATGTAGATCAAGCGGGTAAGGCAAGTAAGCAGTTGGCAAATGCTGCCATTATTAAACCGAGTGAGATGAGTTATTCAGGTAATTTATTAAGCGGCTTATTTAATGGTTCAATTACAGCTGAGTCAGCACTTGGTATTAATGGTAAATTAGCTCCGACATCAAGCGTAGTAAATAACTACAACAATACTACTAATAATGGCGATGGCTCTTCAGATAAAGCGCTAGATTATTTGAAACAAATTGCCAATAAAAATACGGTCGTTGATGGTTCGTCATTTGCTAATCGATTAAGTTCCTTTAGTTCTTCAGCAAATGCCAATCGTCAAGCTATGACAGATAGGGGACTTTCAATTGATAGTCACATCTAAAGGAAAAGATAATCGATATACTTATGGAGCGACGTTTAATGGTGTTCATTCAAGTGAGTATGGTTTAGATGTTTTAGCGGATAAAGAAATTGGGTTGCCTGATAAAACAAAAATCACAGTTGATATTCCTTATTCAAATAATATTATCGATTTATCGGATTTGTATGGTTCACAAGCATATGGAGAACGAGAATTGAAATATCCTTTTCATGTTATGGATCGTCAAGACATGCAAAAAGAACGTCTGTATGTTTTATGGCAAAAAGCTGTTAATTGGTTAATGGCTCCGAGTCACAAGGTAGGGTTAGTAGATGATGTTGACCCACATTGGCATTATTTAGTTGAAGTTCAAAAAGCGCCAAGTTGGGAAGAGTTCAAGTCGGCTCACGGAACGTTGGAAGTTACGTTTACGGCTTGTCCATTTCGAATTAAGAACGACTATGAAGGCAATGATATTTGGGACACATTTAATTTTGATACAGACATTGCTCAATTTGTTGATTTTGATATTGTTGGAAGTAAGGATGTTGTTTTGTACAATATTGGATTAAATGGCATCATTCCAACGATTATTAGCGATTCGAACATGACTTTAATTTCGGGTGATACTGAAATAGATGTTGTTACAGGTGAGAATACATTCGATTGGAATTTGGGTGTGGGTGTAACTGCAATCAAAATTGTGGGAACTGGTCATATTTCCTTTAGATTTTATAGGGAGGAGATATGATGGGATACAAAGTTACAATCCGCGACAGTTGGAATGATAAGGAACGTTTATTGCAGACCGCCAATTCTGACGTTTTGCGTTTGTCAGGAGATCCAGCGGTTTCTTTAGATGTTGAATCGATTCCATCGTTTGATTTCGCAATAACACCAGGTCACAAAGAGTATTCAAATATCGCTGCGTTAACCTCATTAGTTAAGGTGTATAAACCAAATGGAGCTATCCTTTTTGAAGGCAGGGTTTTAAAACCTGAAGAAAGCATGTCGAGTTCCGGAGAAGTTGGAAAGTCAGTAACCTGTGAGGGTCTACTGGCTTTTTTGCATGATTCATATCAGAACTGGGGCGAGTACCACGATATGTCTCCGAAAGATTTCTTGCAAAAGTTAATCGATGTTCACAATGGACAGGTTGATGACTACAAGAAAATGACTTTGGGTACGGTCGATGTGACTAATTCCACAGATAACGTTTATCGATACAAAAGATACTTACGACGTAATCAATGAAAAATTGATCGATACGCTTGGTGGTGAGTTACAGGTTCGCAATGTGAATGGTCAACTGATACTTGATTACATGAATGTGATTGGTAGTCAAGGCGAGCAGAAGATTAAGTTATCGCAGAATATGATTTCTTTAACCCGGACAACTGACCCGACTGAATTATATTCAATATTGAAACCATTGGGAGCAACTATTTCAGAAACGTCAACAGATAGTTCTGAAACCTCCACTAATAAACCACAAAAACGTGTGATGATAACTGATGTGAATGGTGGTAGCCCTTATGTTCAGAACGACAGCTTGATTAATCAAATAGGTAGAGTTGTTGGAACAGTCACTTGGGATGATGTTAATGATCCAGGTATTCTTTTATCAAAGGCGCAAGCGACGATTGCTAACGAACAATTTGCTACTGAATCAATGGAGATATCAGCTATTGATTTATCATTAGTTGGTAAAAATATTGATGATTTTACATGTGGAAATTCGTATGAAGTTGTTAATCCGATTATCGGTATAGATGAATTTAAACGTATTGTTAAAATGTCGATTCATTTGAACGCACCGCAATCATCGACTATTAACGTGGGTGATCGCATTTTGAGTCAAGAAGAATACAACATTCAGCAATCAAAAGCCATGAATCAGGCTTTGACTAAGCAGGTCGGCGAACTAAATGCTGAAGTTACGAAAATTTCCGGGGCATTCGATGAACAATATCAAGAAATGGTTAAACGAAACGCTGAGTTGCAAGCAATCATTGATAAGTACGGTGGTGGAGATAGCACAACGTCTGATATCAATGGTGCAATCATTGACGTTAGTGAATTCCAAGGTTCCATTGATTGGACTGCAGTGGTTAACGCAGGTTTAGCTTTAGCAGTTATTAGGGTTCAACACGGTTCGTCACATGAAGATTTGACATACAAAGCGAATATTCCGGGTGCTATTAATGCAAAGGCAAATTACGCGGTCTATGCTTACAATGGTTCAGTTTCGGTCGTCGATGCTAAACAAGAAGCAACTGATTTCTACAATCGTGCTCAAGCTGTGATTGGAAGTAACAAGCAACCACGTTTCTGGATGATTGATGTTGAAGAAGTTACTGGTTCAGATATGCGTTCGATTATTAGTGCGTATATGGATCAATTAAATTCTTTGGGTGTTCCCGATTCCAAGATTGTTTTATATATTGCCAATAATCTTTATGGTGAACTCAATCTTGATGTTAGTCGTGCAGGGTCAGTTTGGATTCCGACGTACAATCAGAACGATGGAACTATTGGGCCGAACAAACCAGCTCATCCGTATGACCTGTGGCAATACACTTCAAATGGTCATATTGCAGGTATTACTGCAAACACAGTTGATATGAATACAGATCCAAGTGACAGATTCAAGAAATCATATTTAGTAAAGGGGTGAAAAAATGGCAGAAGATTTATTAGGTTGGATTAACGACCAGAAGACTTTCGCAGCCAAGGTTGAATATCGTGACGAAACGCCAACACCTGACTTAACAATACAATCAAGCTCAGATATTCTTAACAAAGCTCAAGCGAATGCTGACCAATTGTCTAACAAGATGTATGGCAAGGACGTCCGCAAGTCATTAGCTCAGTGGGTCCTTCTTGGTGGTTATATGTATAACCAAGGTGTTATTACGCTGGAACAATTTCAGGCTGCATTGAATAGCTTTGAAGACGTTATGAAAGACCGTCAAGTTGGTGTTGAGAAACGTCAGACAAAAGTCGAAGACATGTTCAAAGATGTGATTGCAAACGCAACAGTAGACAGCGAAGTCATCAATGCACGTAATTCGACAATCTACGGTAAGTTTCCGACGCTAGATGCGCGACTGGAAAGCATTGAGCAATCGTTAGCAATGGCAATTCCGTCTGGTTATTTAGTTACCATTAATCATGGTCTTGGTCGTAATCCGGATGTGACAGTTTCATATTACGAAGATGCAATTGGGACTGAAGTTGGTGGTCTTGGTAAGGCTGCTATATTTGGTGGTACCAAAGCTAAATTCTTGGAGTCAACAGTAAGTAATGTTGATGCAAACACTGTTAAGATTGAACTTCCAGCTGGATTTACGTTGGCTGGATATCCTGTTTACCAGCCAGCAGATCGTTGTTGGTATATCATTGACAGAAACCGTATTTTGAAGTTTGATTTGGGTGTACAAACAACTGATCATCCTAATACAGGTAGCCAAAGTGACATCGTAGATGCACCAATGAACTTAGTAGCAATTCCGATTAATGCTAACACCACAAAATTAGACTGGGAGTGATATGAATGATCTATTATATTTATCAAAATGACCAAAAGGTTAAAGAAGTATCCGACGTCAAAACAGCAACTATTACTGGTCTTGCTGCTAACACGTCTTATACCTTCGCAGTTAGTGCATGGAATGGCAAGAAAGAATCAGCTAAATCAAACGTTGTAACCGTTCAGACTTCAACAATTCCTGTAACAAATATCACTATCAGTATTACTGATTATATGGAAACAGGTCAATCTGTTAAGGCTGTCGTATCACTGACACCATCCAATACAACGGATACCGTAACATACACGTCTAGTGATACTAGTATTGCTACTGTCGCTGCTGATGGTACAGTTAAAGCATTGAAGAAAGGTTCTGTTACCATCACAGCCACTACTACAAGTGGTAAAGCAGCAACTGCCACTATCGGTATCTACGAACCAATGGTTACGGTTACAAGCTTAACGTCTTCGAATACTACTGCCAGCGGTACGACATTAACTTGGCAGTAAAAGGAGCTGATGACCCGTGAATTACAAGGTTTATCAAGGCACCGAATTAAAGCAAACAGTTACGTCTAAAACAGCCGTTATGAATGGTCTGCAGCCTAACCTGACGTATGAGTTTGGTGTGCAGCCTAACGATGGTACTAGAGATGGGACAAAGGTAACAACATCTGTCACAACTCGTGGTATTAGGTTTAATATTCCAAAGACACTGACTATTGGCTCAACTATTACGTTACGTTACGAAGAGTACTCATTAGGTATTGTTCCAATTGGTAACGAGCCGTCCGGTTATTTCGGTGGTGGTAATAGGCAAAATCTATCTGCAAAGGTTATCAGCACAGCAAATGGTAGTAGCGTTGTTGAAGTTGCTGGGAATGTGATTGAGGTTGGTGGTAAGAATCTGTTACCGAGTCCTCATCAAGACACTGTCATTGATGATACTGCCAATACCGGTACAAACGGTTGGAGTTTCCATGTATTTAACTTTACTCAGCAACCCAAAATTGGTGATCATATTACTGTGTCTGCCGAGGGGATATTAACTGGTCGAGGAGATCTAAGTACCTATGGGGTAGTCTTATATGACTCTTATCAGAGTAATGGTGGTGCGCGGAGCGATTCCAAGCGTTTAACCGCTGGTGAAAGATCAAGTGCAACCCTTGAAGTTAATAATCTTAATGGTACAGGTGATACAACCCTACTTATTTATGCTGGCAATATTAATGATACTGAGGGGAAGAAGAATGTTATTCATCATCTTAAAGTAGAACCCGGCACCATTGCTACACCATACGCATCGTTTGTCGACGGCGATACCTTCGCTGCACAACCTGATGGCACGTGCGCACTGTTTAGCGAATACAAAGCACTTTATTACTAAAAGAAAAGAGGAAATACAATGGCAACATTAAATAATATTTTCACAGGGATGTCACAAGGTCCAGAAGCGATCAAGGCTAACTTTGACTCCTTGAATTCCCTAGCAACTACCAAAAATGACTGGACAGAAACTGGTATCACTTATTTGAATGGCTTTTCAAGAAATGGCGATGATCCATTAAAATATGCCACTGTTGACTTAGGCAACAGTACTAGAATGACTTGCTTATCAGGGTGGATTAAGACTAGTCAAATTAATTGGAATAGTTCAGTTGTTGGCATTAAAATACCCACATCGATTTTTAAATCAGGTAATTATGCTTCGACGGGTGGGTACCTCTTTCCCTGGAATGATATACTAGTAAACTATAACGTGAATGTGTCAACTGGTGAAGTTACATTTCACAACATGGCAGGCCGTAACAATACAACTCAAATTGATGCAGGAAATGACTTTAATATCAGTAGCATTTTTATTGGATAATTAATAAGGGGTGAATTACATGACTAAAGCAGTCTATATGTACGATGACAACAATCAGTTCACTAGCACAAAATTAGTGGAAGATGATTATCAAATTTCAGGTAATGAGACATTTATTGCCGTTCCAGATGGTCAATATCAGCCATCTAAATTTACAGGAACTGAATGGGTTGGAACAGATAAAGAAGTATACGATGCTGAACAGGAAAAGCTATATCAAGCCTATTTAAAAGAACATCCAGAATTAGCTCCAACAGTATCTGGTGAAATGCTAGCAATCAATGCATTAGGTATGCAAGTTGCTCAAATTCAAGCTAAACTTACCACAACTAATGGAGGTGCTTCATAATGTTTGATTTTGTAAAGATTATGTTTGATGCAGGTATGCCAGCAAGTATGCTTAAACCTTATGTAGGACTTGGAGCTATTAGCAAAGAAGAATACAAAACAATTACAGGGACAGACTACGCAGCCTAGTCCTTTTTATTTTGTCCAGATTTGAGGAAAGGTGATGCGGTTGGAACCACACATGATGTTTCTTGGCTGACAAATTGCCGACTGGGCGGCTGGCACTGCGCTCACACTGATGAGATGGAAGAATTATTGGGTTGAAATATAATAGAAGAGAGATGAAATATTATGATTGATGTTCCACCGGGTTTTAATTGGGAGGTGATGTGGCAACAAACGTTGCACATGCAAGATAACGCATATGTTGATGCAGTTTTTATCTTAGTGATTTTTGATTTAGTTACCGGTTCACTAAAAGCGTGGATGCCACAATCCAAGCGACATGTTAATAGCACTAAAGGTCTTAACGGTTTGATTAAGCATTCATTGATTTTAGTAATGATTGCTTTTTTGTTTCCGCTGGTAGCCGCAATGGGCCTAGAAACCGAAGCCAATGTGATTTTAGTTTGGTTTGTTTATCAGTATGGAGTTTCAATTATGGAAAATTTGGACGTTCTAGGCGTGCCATTCCCACCGTTTTTACGAGAGCGATTTGAAAAAATGGCAGAACGTTCAGATAAATTAATTAAAAAGGATGATCATGATGAAAATTAATTGGAAAGTCAGAATCCAGAAAAAATCATTCTGGGTATTTATCGTTGGTTTTATTGGCTCGCTAGTAACGGCAACATTACCACGATTTGGAATTGTTGCGGATGTTCAAGGATGGGAACAATGGGCATACAGCATTATTCAAATTGTATTCGGCGGATTAGCCGGATTAGGGATTGTTGTCGATAACACAACACCAGGTCTTGGTGATAGTGAACGAGTTTTGAATCCAGAAACAGTTTCAGAACCAACACTAGATGTTGAACCTACTGAAGAAGTTCCGATTTCAGTAGCAACTTCACCATCTGGAACTGCAGAAGCAATTGATCCCGCACAAAATGAACCAACATCAAACGCAGTAGACCCATCAAAAATTGGAGGAACAGAAAATGGCAAATAACGTATTCATCGATTTATCCGCATTTCAACCTGACTCACTAGATTATTTTAACCAAATGAAAGCCTTGGGCGCTTTGGGAGTTGTCGTCAAATTAACGGAAGGTTCAGAAGATGGTTCTGCATACACCAATCCGCGTGCAACTAATCAAATTAACAATGCTCGTTTTGCAGGATTGAAAGTCAGTGCTTATCATTTCGCTCGTTACACATCTGATGGCGATGCACAAAACGAAGCTCGCTATTTTGCAAAAATTGCTAAACAATTCGGATTGCCTGCAGACACAGTGATGATTGATGATGCAGAAGTTAATTCAGCTACCAATTATCAAAGCTCAACTAAAGCATTCATTAATGAACTCGCCGCATTAGGTTATACGACTAATGGTGTATATTCGATGAAGTCATTTTTTACTGGTGGCACACTAGATGCAGGGCAACTTCCTAACGTGTGGGTTGCAGGTTATGGTGTAACTGATTTAGGAGTATCAAATGCGGTCGCATGGCAATATGCAGATGAGTGGAATGGTTACAGTCAAGATGTTAACTATGACTTCACAGGTCTGTTCACAACTGGACTTGCAACGTCTGCAGTTCCAATGGTTCAAATTCCAGCCAATGTAGAAGTAGAGCACATTAATACTCCAGCTACTGGTACTTATATTGTTAAGTCTGGAGACACACTCAGCGGAATTGCCGACTCATTCGGTACCACGTATCAAAATTTAGCAGCGATTAATAGTATTGCTGATCCAAACAACATCCAAGTTGGTGCTGTCCTTAAAGTTACTGGTAATGCTTCAAGTGAAGATACTTACTATGTACAAGCAGGTGACACGTTATCAGGTATCGCGGATAAATTCCAAACTACTGTTGATGCGCTTGTGTTGCGTAACAGTATTAATAATCCGAACATCATTAGTGTTGGACAAAAGATTTATCTTTCAGGTTCAACGAATACTTACACTGTTCAAAGTGGTGACAATCTATCATCGATTGCAAGTTCTCATGGAACAACGATTGATAGTTTAGTTTCACTGAATGGTATTTCTGATGCCAATGTGATATATGTAGGGCAAACGTTAAAAATTTCATAGCAACAAAAAAAGCCTTATCCTTAATTGGATAGGGCTTATTTTCTACCATTAGTCAAGGGAAACCTCGTTCTAATGGTTTTTTATTTTAATAAAGCATGGCTACAGGCCTATTTAATAACGTATATGAACTGAAAAAGATCAATTAAATTAAATTGAGTGTACACAAAATAAACATCTCTAGTATTCCTAATTTTTGAGATGCTATAATGTATTTGAATGGATAATGATCTACAGTTCTGGCGTGAACTTCATAGGGTCATAAAATTCATTATTTTTGATGAGGTGGTAGATGGTTCGATTGAGCCTTCCCATCGCAGCTATGGCAATCTTCTTGGTGTGAATGTCACCGGAAGATTGCTTTTTTCTTTGATAGAACAGACTAATGTTACTAGGATGATATCTTGAGACACTCACTATATTCAGTACAGCTTTGAAAAGTATTTTACGAGCGTAGGTATTCCCACGCTTCCTGATGTGCTGTCCCATTTCAAAGTCCCCAGATTGATATTGAATTAAGTCAATTCCGATATAAGCATTAATCGCATTAGGTTTTCTAAATCTGCGGATATCTCCCAATTCAGCCACCAAACATACTGCTGTTTTAATACCAATTCCTGGAATCGATTGTAGAATGGGAATTTCCTGAAGATTAGCTGAAATTTCAGTCATTTCGTCAATCGTTTTCTTCTTCAAAGTATCGAGTCGTTCTACTTCTCCGGCTAAATAAATTACAGCTTGGACGGCATGTGTGCAGTTTTCAACAGCTGGAGCTGAATTATATGCCAAATCTTGTAAGTGCTGGGCTAGAACCAGCGAACGACGTTCACCCATGTTCTTAGGTGTCGCTTCAATAATTAGCCGAGCCAGTTCGGTAATTCCCATTTCTAAAACCAGAGATGGATGTGGAAACTGCTGAACGATGTGCCAATACAATGCACCATCGGTGACACTTAAGAATCGTTCAATTTCGGGGAAAGCCAGTTGTAGTTTTTGATGTAATCGATTCTTAGCCCTAACAATATCTTCATTCAGCTCTTGATATGTCCGTTCTAAATCATGCAGTTCTGAATAAACTGGTTGTTCCTGAAATGTTGGCTTGTAGTGATGTTGTGACATCGCCATTGCCAATGAAACTGCATCTAATCGGTCATTTTTATTGTGGCGAAAACTATCCATATCCTTCTTAGCTGCTAAAGGATTAATTTCTGTATATTGCCAACCGTTACGAATCAGAAATGCACGTATACTGCGAGAATAGATTCCTGAAGATTCAAAAATTATCTGTGGTGATGTTAAGCCATCTAGCTCATCTTCAAGAATTTCAAACCCATGCCGGTCATTTTGAATTTTGAATTCTTTGTAAACCTTTTGTTCAATCAAAATTGCTATATTGGAGCTGTGCTTACTTACATCAATACCAAATACGATATCCATGACTAACTACCACCTTTATGAAAGTTGTATTCACTGATTCACTCATCTCAATTTTCAATACACGACTTTAAATAGCCAACGGACTTCGAGCGAGTTAATTTGTGAACCAAATGAAGTTGCCAGTTTTTGTGACGACGTCACCAGAAGGTGCGCCAAATAGACCTTCGACATGTCAACTTCATTACCACTTTAGCAAAAAAAGAAAAAGTGGTGAATCATAATTCCGTCGAATTATGATTCACCACTAATGTTAGTCAGTTTTTGTGGGAACTTATTTGATATCGGTAAAATGTGAGTGCTACCATGCAAATCGGTAACGGACAATGATGTTAATTCAATAGAATTTGAGTCAAACACTAACGATTTTGTTAACGCAATATTATTAATTCTACTAGAAGGACCTTCATTATTTTTATTCATTAAGATTGATGGAAACAACCCCCCGTTTGTGCTGAACTGTGATCTAATTTCTCGCTTGGAGTAATTGGATAATTTATAAATCAGACCGGTAAATTCAGGGTCCACTTTCGAAGTATCTATTCCGAACACCCTATTCATCAACGCACTTTGTTTCTTTGCATACTCAACTGTTTTTTTGTCTAAATTTTTTAATTTATTCGTAAAAGAAGGCAAAAATTGAGAGTATACTGAAAACATAAAATAAATATTGAGGTGTCTGATTTTGCTACTTCGTGATATAGGTGTATACATTAAATTTGTAGAGAAACAGCATGTGCAAGGAACTTTGAAAGGTGAAATACATTTTGAGCCATTGCAAAATTTTAGGAATTTAGAGAACAACGAGGGCGATGAGATTATCGGCGATAAATTCGAAGGAAGTAGAGTTTATAACATAAAGAAAACCGACAAAATAAGCGTCGGAATTTATGATGAAGATAATCAAATCAACGAGTGGATTCCACTCCATGAGGTATCAGGAAGTATTAATAAAGGTTTGAATAACTTAGATATTAAAAGTATAGGAATTGCTTCCATGTTCTATCTTACGTGTGATAAGAACTTCGAAATGTATAACTTGGATGAGAGTAAGGGAACTTGTGACCTGAAACTAAATGAAGAAACTCTAAATGATCTTCAGAAATTCAACGATGACAAGAGGACTCCAATTTTAATTTACGATGTATTTAAATTTAGAAAATTGCTGAAAAAAAGCGGATTATCGTATGGACCAATTGAGTACTATGACGAAAATGATGCCAAAGGATTCTTTAATGACAATGACCCATATTTGTCTGGTGCGTTTAAAAAAAGAAATAAATATTCCAATCAAAAAGAATTCAGAATTGCAAATAAATTATTAAACCCGAATAAAAGTGAAGAAGTTAGAATTGGATCGTTGAAAAATATTGCTAACTCTTTTGACACTGTTAATGATTTAAATAAATTCCGAATTTTGGGTTCTGGATTGTACACGGTCGACAGTAACAATCAATTAGAAAGCTAATAACGTAGAAAGTATACAATCGCAATATTCCGACATTTTGCCGACGCTCGAACAGAAATCGGTAGAATTTACTAGTAATTACTAGAACCTCGCAACAAAATAAAACCACTATAAACGTATATACACCAGTCGTTTATAGTGGCTTACAAGATTAATTAGAATGTGTCAGTTTTTTGCCTAGCATTAGAAGCCTTTATGACTGTTTTACAAACAGGTGAGGACGACCAAGGTAAAAAATAATTGATATAACAACGTTTATAGAGCTGACTCAGAAATGGGTTGGCTTTTTTGTAATTTTCAAAAGTTTATTTAATGCGGAACTAAATTAAGAAGAACATATAGTGATTTAGTTCGTTTTTAAACTGGGAACACTAAAAAATCCTAAGTAGATTACAAAAGTTATAATTAGCTTCAGTAAAATGCTTAGGATTATATATATAATAATTGTGAAGATTATTTTTTGTCTTTAGGTGGGTTGGGGTCATTTCCGTAGCTATTTTTATAATTAATCTTACCATTTTTCTTTTGTGCAATTAATTCAGAATGCTGATTTTTAGCCGTTTCTCTGCCAAAATTTAAAGCGTCAGTTTTGTTATCAAATAGTTTTGTAGCTTTTGAATTGCCCTCTCCTTGAACTGCCCACTTATCTCCATGCGGCACAACCCATTGATTTTTCTTTGCCATTAATATCACCACGCTTTGTGTTTAATTTACAAATCGGAATATACGGATTTACGACTGGTATAAAGGTATTTTAACACTATATATCTAATTTAACAAGAACATACGTTCAAAAGCCACCACGCTATGTGTCTTTTTGAAATTAAATTGATGTATAAAATGTTATGATTTTTAGCTAAAATTAAATTATAAGTATTTATCAAATATTTGGTGTTGGTGTTAATTAAAGCATATATTAATTTGAACTCATACACAATCAGTATGTATAGTTATGAAATAATTTCACAATGAGGATGGAAGATATACCTATGAATCCCTCTTTAACATGCAGGTTTAAGGTAGAGATAACCTTTTTAATATATCTTCCAAATTGATTGTGGTAAAAAGGGATGTATATCCAAAGTTACTGCTGATGCTCTAAAGGAATTGGAAGAAACTTAACCAAAAGTAACAACAAACTAACTTTAATACAGTGTTGTTTTGTTAGAAATTTGGAAGCCATTTTTTATTATTTTCTATTAAATAATTACTGGAAATGACGAATGCTATGAGCATTAATAATGGATAAGTTTGTTACTGATGATATACTGACGTTAGTATATTTGTGGATTAATCGTAAATATATATATATTTTGTAAACGAATTATGGTAATGTAAAAATAGAGATAATACAAATTAGGAGGAATTAACATGTCAACTTTAAATAAACCAAATTCAGATATAAAGATTTCTCCTAGCGAAAAAATGAAATTGAATAATAGAATTGAAGGAAAATTTTCTAATAATAGAGCAAAGCAATTAAAAGAAATTGGTCGAGGATTTAAAGAATTACGAGAGGCAGCAAATGTAAATGTCACTAGCAAACTCTTTAAGTAATTCAGAAATTAAATTTATTAATGTAAGTGAGCTTGGTAATCTTGATGATTATCAAGCTTTTGATTGTAAGCCAAAAAATGATCAATTATTAGCTCAAAAAGACATAGAAACATATGAAGAAATAAACAATTTTATAGCTGACGATGCTATAAGTATGTCCGTAAATAATTTAACTCAAACGTACGTGTTAACAGTTGAGAAAGAAATTATAGCCTATTGTTCTATGTTTGCAGATAGCGTACAACTTGGAAGTAAATATAAACGAAGCAAAGAAGTTGTTAACTCGGATTGGATTGAAGTCAATATTTGAGACAGATTTTAAGAGACATTCAGAACCGCGTTTACCTTCCAGGGTTCAAATAAATCATTAATCGCGATTAATAACTTATTTGAACCCTGGAAAGCATTAAATCAGACGGCCATTTGGCTCGTAAGTGTTGCAATTTCAACTTGTAAGGGGGTCTGGTAGCCCAGTGAACTATGAATTCTCTTCCTATTGTAGAAAGCATGCACATATTCAAAAAGGACGGCAGCGGCAGTTTCATAATCTTCAAAGACTGGCACTGGATAAACACATTCCTTTTTGAGGGAAGCGTGAAAGGATTCCATTGGCGCATTATCATACGGACAACCCTTACGGCTGTATGAGTGGCGGATATGTAGCTCAGTTAAACGTTGATTGTAATCATCGCTGGTATACTGTGATCCTAAATCCGTATGGATAATCAGGTCCCCAGTAATGGTTCGATTTTTAACCGCGCTTTCAAGGGTCTTTAAGACTAAATCAGTATCCATCTTTTTTGAGAACGAATAGCTGATAATCCGTCGTGAGTGCAGGTCCATGATGGTTGATAAGTAACACCAGCCATTACGCTTCGTTTGAATATAGGTCATATCAGCGGTCCATTTTTGATTTAAACCAGTAGTCGATAAATCCTGCTTAAGCAAGTTGGGACGCTGTTCAACCTTGGTTTTGGAAGCCGAAGCCGCTTTCCACTTATTGACGGTAACGGAGTGGATATCCAGTTCCTTCATGAGCCGGGAAATCCGTCGTGGACTGCACCGAAGCTGCAGTGGTTGAAGTTCCAGATTCAATTCATGGTGGATCTTCATAACACCGTATCGCTGCTTAAATTCCGCAAAGATCCGCAGAATCCGTTGTTTCAAGCCCGCATCTTCGGCCCGGCGTTTTGAAGGTTTGGGGGATCGATAACGATAATACTGAGCTCTGGAAACACCGAGGATTCGGCACATCTTGGTTACCTGGTGGTGATGGCTTTCTTGGTGAATGTAATCAAAGATATTGGTTACTTCTGCGCAAGGAAGCCCAGGGCTTTTTTTAGGATTTCGTTCTCCTCAGACAGCGAAGCCAGTCGCTTTTCCATTGCTTTGATTTCGTCTGGCGATTTACCGGATTGAGTTTTGGCCTGGCCCTGGATCCACTTATGAACTGTTGAATAGCCAATGCCATATTCTCTGGCCAGTTGGGCAGCTGATTCGCCTTGCTTATATAGGTTGATAATGTTTTGTTTGAATTCTTTGTCGTAACGAGTTGGCATGTAAAAATTCCTTCCTTTTGAGAGATGATTTATTCATTATACCCTCTCTTAAAAGTTGTCTCAGGAATCAGCTTACATCCAATAATGTATTTTGGTGTGAATAATAAATATCAAGGCAACAACTATGGTAAATTGCTTATGTCATATATCTTTGAGCAGATACATCAGCTCTCGTTTTTTGTAGGTATTACATTAATACAAGTACACGCATTAGAAAGTGCAGTTGATTTTTATAAAAAGCAAGGGTTCGACGTATACGGGGCACATAAGCAAATTAAGAATATAGAAGCATTAGCAATAACGCTTAAAGAGGTTGAAGATATGCTACTATGACGTGATTTTAGTATTATGTGATACTCAATTTTTCTCAGAGAAGGATATTTATTGCAACTTGTTTTAGAGCTAAATAATGAGTGATGTTATTATTATGAAGTTGATTGATGTATGAACTAATTAAAAACTAAGTAAAAAGGAGATATTGCAAATAATGCGATATCTCCTTTATTACAAAACAACCATTTATTTAGATGTCAACGTACCAAGTATGAAGAGTACTACGGTAATAACAGCAAATATAGCTGTTATTTGAGGTGTGGCAAAGTTTGGTTGGTGTTGTGCGTAGGACCAGATTAAAATTAATGCGTAAATGATGGTAATGACCATTGAAATTAAAAATAGAATTGAGAAAAATGTACCCATAATAACCTCCATTGATAGGGAAAACTTTTTAAAAGAAAATTGCAATACTAAATTATTGATTTCACTTTGTATTTGTCATAATAAAATTTTATTTACAAAGCTTGCTATATTAGCGTACTTTAAAAATAACAATGTCGCAATGTGAAAAATCAAAATAGTTATGTTAAAAAATCGATTTTTCTGATATTCTTTTGTTAATACGGAGGGCTCAATATGGCACAAGAATATGTTGATGCACATGGCATTCGATACAAACTATTGACAGTTGGGATAAGCGACGAACTTGACGAAAAGCAAGCTGTTTATGAAGTTGTTGGTAAAAATGAAGTAAAAATAGAGTCAATCAATAAATTTAACTCTAGATTTAGAAATGTTAATAATAGCACTAAATCACAACTATCTACTCATGAAAAAATTAAATTATACAAAAGTCGGTTCAAAGCTAGGACAGATATCTATGCAAAAAGATATTTTAATAAAAAGCTGCAAAAATTTATTTATAGTCCAGTCACGACTTTTACCAATGGGATGCCTGATAGAAATAATCATTTACCATTAACAAATGAAGTAATAAAAGAACATCTGAAAGGGGAAAAATTTATTGGATTGTATCCATTGTTGTTGGATAACAAAACAAATTTTCTAGTTATTGATATCGATAAGAAAAATTGGAAAACTATAGTAACTTCTATTTGTTCTGTTAGTAAAAAATATGGTTTGAAGCCGAGTGTTGAAAAATCTCAATCAGGTAATGGAGGGCATATCTGGTATTTCTTTGAAGTACCAATAAAGGCCAAATTAGCCAGGAATTTGGGTAAGGAATTATTAAAAGCAACCATGGCAGTAAATCCAGATATATCTTTTGAAGCATTTGATCGATTATTTCCAAATCAAGATGAATTACCTGATGGAGGTTTTGGTAACTTAATTGCCGCACCTTTACAATTTGAGCGTATGAAACAAGGAAATAGTGTGTTTATAGATAGTGAGTTTAATCCGTTTGAGAATCAGTGGGATTTTTTAGAACAAGTTGAAACATTAAGTGAACAAGATGTAGTTAATGCAATAAATAATCTGTTGAATGAATATAAGTTTCAATTATACAGCTCAAAAAAGGAAGATAATGAATTAATAAAAGATGAAACTTATAATTTTAAGAATGAAATCACTGTAATTCGTAGTAATCAATTGTACTTTCCTATTGATGAGTTAACTAATAAACAAATTATGGTATTAAGATGGGGCGCAAGTTTTTATAATCCAGAATATTTTTTAAAACAAAAGCAGCGCTTTAGTACTTGGGATACACCACAATATATTTCACTTGCACATAAATATGAGCATTATATTGGGCTGCCAAGGGGACTAGAAACTAATTTAGTAGATAAGATTAGTAACATAAAAATATTAGATAGAACAGTAAAAGGTCAAACAATAAGTGCTAAGTTTATCGGATCATTAAGAGAGAATCAAAAACATGCACTTGTTAGTTTGATGCAAAATAATATGGGAGTTTTAGCGGCCAGGACGGGCTTCGGAAAAACTGTTATTTCTGCTAGCTTAATTGCTCAAAGAAATTGTAGTACTTTAATTATTGTTAATAATAAAAATTTAGGTGATCAATGGTTTAAAAGGTTAAATGAATTTCTTCAAGTTAGTGGAGAACCACTGAAAGAGTACACACCAACCGGTAGAAAAAAGAAAAAGCATAAGATTGGAACAATATACGGTGGGAAAAAATCAGTAAGTAATCTGATAGACATTGCCACAGTACAAACGTTAAGCAAAATGAAAAATATAGATGATTTTTTAGATAATTATGGCATGGTCATTATTGATGAGGTTCATCATGTGGCGGCAGTCACATTTGATCAAGTTGTAATGCATTCTAAAGCTAAATATATTTATGGATTGTCAGCTACTCCATATCGTCGAGATAAATATGATCCAATAATTTTTATGAGAGCAGGTAGTATTGCGTTTAAAACTGAGAAGGTTGATGAAAAGCAAATTCTCAATGTATCAAGAAAGCTAATACCAAGAATTACTAAAATAGGTGAACTTAATACTAGTCAAATAAATAATCAGAGTATTTCTGAAAATTATGAAATGATAATACATTCGGATGATAGGAACAAAATGATTGTTCAGGACATAGTTGATAATAATAATTGTGGTCGACACCAATTGGTATTGACACAGAGAATTATGCATATAAAAATTTTAAGCAAATTAATACCGAAAACAATCAAAGTTTTTGAATTATCTGGTAGTCAAAAACCTAAAGAAAATAAGCGAGTTATAGATGAAATAACAAAATACACAGATCCGTATGTAATTTTAGCAACTGGTAGTTTTGTGGGTGAAGGGTTTGATTTAGCAACTATCGACACATTATTGCTTGTAATGCCAATTTCTTGGAAAGGAAATACAGAGCAATATGTTGGTCGAATGAGTAGAAATGTCGACACCAAGAACGAGTTGCTACTATTTGATTATGTTGATTTATTAGTTCCAATGTTTGCCAGAATGTATCAAAAGAGATTGAGGACATATCGAGATTTGCACTATAGCATTGTTGATAATGGAACAAACTCAATGAGTCGTATTTTTGATAATAATTCGGGTTTAAAGCAAATTAATGATGATTTCAAAAATATAAATAGAAAAATTGTGATAAGTTTTTATAAGCTTAACGTGAAATTGATTGAGTTAATTGAGTCAATTAGAGACAAAAATATTGAACTAATAGTATCAAATCAAACAGACATTAGTAGGCTTAAACTGGATAAAGATCGCTATACTTTACGATTCATAGAGAATGTGACAAATATAGTAATCATTGATGACAAAATTGTATGGTATGGGTTTGATCAAATTTTAAACCATAATAACAATGGCTTAGCTATGCGATTTGAGAACTCAGAATTAGCGGATGAACTGAAAAAAACTATAGGTGTAGACTTATTTTGAATTTATGATGTGATGTTAGAATACATTGATTGATAAAGTGGTGATTAGTTATCCGCGATTGAGCAAAACTGTCGCTTCTCTTAATTGCCAGTGCTAAGGTGATGATTAAGAAAAACACTGGGAGAAGTAAGATGACGATTTTTGAGAAACAGTGAACAGCGTAAAATCCCATTAGTAGATTCGAACCTGTCCGCGTCACGGGGACTATTGTTAGCCTTAGCGGGTTCAGTGATTATGGGTGCCATTTTATTAATGGATTATCTGTCACCAAATAATCCAAATCAATTCGTATATTTTATTTTTGTGAGTTTAATTCCTTTAATCTTGATGATTGTCGCTTTAAAAGTAACAACGCAAGCTAATTTTAAGGTGCTAATTCAATCAAAATTTTGGTCGAAGTCGAATCTAAAAACTTGGCTGGTTTATTTTATTGATTATGCGATTTTTACGCAGGTTGCGCAAACGTTAATTCACCTGATGGGGCTGAAAACCAATGGCCATGCGAATATCCAAAATATGACCTTGAGTCGGCTGTTAATCAATTATGGGACTGATTCAGTTAACTTAATGAATGAGGAACTTTTCAGTGTCTTTGTATTCATTGGCTTCGCGGTTGTGTTGCAGAAACAGTTTAAGCTCTCACGAAGCGCCAGTATTTATGGTGGGTTGTTGATTTCAATCTTGCTGTTTGGTGCGATTCACTACAATGCCTACAATGGTAATTTGGCACAAATGTTTCTCTTGATTGGTCCAGCCAGATTCTTCTTAACGGGCGCCTTTATTCGTTCGAAGAACATTTTGATTCCGTTCACGATGCATTATTTATTTGATCAAATTGGTTTTACCATTATTTTCTTAGTAGAAGTATTAAGCTAA